CATACTATCGTTCAACCATATATTGTTGTCTATATGTGGAAAAGGACAGCATAGTCCGTATAAATAGTTAGCGTTATGCCAAAATGGGACGCTACAAATACTAACGAATCAAAAAGAACTAGCAGGACTTTTAAAGACCTAGACTTAGACTTTGGTCTAAATTCAGTAACTAAAGATGTAAACAAACTTACGGACGCTGAAGCAATTAAAAGAAGTGTTAGAAATTTAATTAATACTAATAACTATGAGAGACCATTTCATCCAGAGATAGGTTCTGGTATTAGAGGTTTGTTATTTGAACCTATGACTGAATTAACAACTCATTTTATGAGACAAAGAATAGCAGAAATGTTAAATGAATATGAGCCTAGAATATTTTTAAATAAAATAGTATGTAGACCTGATGAAGAAAAAAACTCATATTTTGCAAGTATAACTTTTACAATAATAGGTACACAAGAACCTGTAGTAGTAGAGACTTTTTTAGAGAGAGTAAGATAAAATGGCAAATGCAATTAGTAATAGACTAGATGTTTCAGAATTAGATTATGATAATATAAGACAAAATTTGAAAACATTTTTACAAAATCAAGCAGAATTTTCTGATTATGATTTTGAAGGTTCAGGTATGGCTGTGTTAATAGATTTATTAGCATACAACACACACTATTTGGCATTTAATGCTAATATGTTATCAAACGAATTATATTTAGATAGTGCAGACATTCGTAAAAATGTTGTTGCATTAGCAAAACAATTAGGATATACGCCTTCATCAGTTAAAGCACCTGTAGCAGGAATTGATATAACTGTAAACAATGTACCTGCTGGAACTGCTTCTATTACAATGACAAAAGGAACTTCATTTAGTACAACTATTGATAATATAACTTATGACTTTATAACTAATGAAGATATTACAGCAACACCTACAGATGGTGTTTATAAATTTTCAAATGTAAGTATCTATGAAGGAACTAATGTAACATTTCAATATACAGTAGATTCTTCAGATGTAGACCAAAAGTTTATTATACCAACACCTTTTGCAGATACATCATTATTAAAAGTAAAAGTACAAAACTCATCTAGTGATACTACAACTAATACATATACTAAATCACAAACATTAACAGAGTTAGATACTACATCAAAAGTTTATTTCTTACAAGAACAAGGTGATGGTAGATTTGAAGTTTATTTTGGTGATGGTGTTTTAGGAAAACAATTAGTAGATGGTAACATTGTAATTTTAGAATACATTGTAACCAATATGGGTCAAGCAAATGGCGCTTCATCATTTACTTTAGGTTCAACTGTTGGTGGATTTACAGATGTTTCAATTGCAACAGTATCAAATGCACAAGGCGGAAGTGTTGCACAATCAAATAACTCAATTAGATTTAATGCCCCTTTAAACTTTCAATCACAAAATAGGGCAGTAACAGTTAAAGACTATGAAACTTTAACACAAACTTTTTATCCTAATGCACAATCAATAAGTGCATATGGTGGAGAGGATGCTGAGACACCTGTTTATGGTACAGTCTATATCGGTGTTGTTCCTAAATCAGGCTCAACATTAACAGAGACAACAAAAACAAATATAGTAAATAATTTAAAAAAATATAATGTTGCTTCGGTAACACCTGTAATTGTAACACCAGAAACTACATCTATACTTTTAACATCAAATGTTAGATATAATGAAAATGCTACAACTAAATCAGGTGATACTTTAAGGTCAAATGTAATAACATCTATAAGAAGTTATTCATCATCTAATTTACAAAAATTTGAAGGTCTATTTAGATACTCACAATTAGTACAAGATATAGATGATACAGATACATCTATACTATCAAATATTACAACTGTTAAAATTAGAAAAGATTTTACACCTACAACAGGTAGTGCAATAACATATAATATATATTTTAGAAATGCATTATACAATCCTCATTCAAGCCATAACGCTACTGCTGGGGGTATTTTAGAATCAACAGGATTTAAAATACAAGGCAATGATAATGAAATGTTTTTAAATGATGATGGCGAAGGAAATGTTAGAATGTATTATTTAGTAAGTGGTGTTAAAACTTATCAAAACAATACACAAGGTACTATTAATTATACAACAGGTCAAATTACTTTAACATCATTAAATATTGCTTCAATATCTAATATTAGAGGTAGTGCTTCAACTGTTATAGAATTAACTGTAACACCAAGGTCAAATGATGTCATACCTGTTAGAGACCAAATTTTAGAAATAGATGTTGCAAATTCAAGTATCGTAGTAGAGACAGATTCATTCGCAAGTGGTACATCAGATGGTGGTACAACTTACACAACAACATCTAGTTACTAATGGCAAAATTTTTTGAAAAATTATCAACAAGAATAAAACATCAGGCTCCTGATTTTGTTTTAGATGAACACCCTCGATTTTTAGAATTTGTAAAACAATATTACACATTTATGGAATCAGCAGAGATTTCTGTTACTAGTGTTTTATCTACTGATGGTATATTATTAGAAAGTGAAACAGATTTTGAGACAAGTGTTTTATTATTAGACGCTAACAGAATATCATCAAACAATACAACTGAGGGTAATGGTGATAAAGTATTACAAGAATCATCATCTTATGGTAAGTTTGAAAAAGGAGAAACTATTACAGGTGCTACATCAGGTGCAGTAGCAACCGTTTTAGTGGAAGATTTAAGTAATGGCAAACTTTATATATCGGCACAAGATAAATTTATAGATGGTGAAACTTTAACAGGTAATACATCAGGTGCAAGTGCAACTTTAGATAATTATAGAGCCAATCCTGTTCAAAATATTCAACAACTAACAAACTTTAGAGACCCAGATAAAGTTTTATCAAATTTCTTAACTAAATTTAGAAATGAATTTATGGCAACATTGCCTGAAAATTTAGATAGTAGTATTGATAAAAGAAAACTTATAAAAAATATTCGCTCAGTTTATCTTGCAAAAGGTACAGCAAAAGCAAATGAAGTATTTTTTAAAATGTTATTTAATGAAAACTCAGAAACAATTTATCCTAAAGAAAACATGCTTAGAATATCAGACGGAAAGTTTGATAGTAAAAAAATATTAAGAGCAATATCAAGTGTAGGAGAACCCACAGATTTAATAGGTAGAACAATTACAGGTGTTACATCAGAAGCAACTGCTATTGTAGAAACTGTAAACTCATTTAATATTGCAGGTGTAAATACAACTGAATTTATTTTAAATGAAGATTCAATATCAGGAACTTTTACAGCTGATGAAACTATACAAGGAACAAAAACAGATACAGATGACACTTACATAAAATTAACTATTACATCTATACCATCAGTTTTAACTGTAACAAATGATGGTGCAAACTATTCAACAGATGATTCTGTTTCTATAAGTGCAGGTGGCACAGGTTGTAGTATTCAAATAGGTGAAGTAGGTTTAGGAAGTCTTACAGATATATTTGTAGGAAATGGTGGTACTGGTTATGAAATAGGAGATGTTGTAAACTTTACACATGATACAGGTGGTTCTTGTTCAGCAAAAATATCAGTAGTAAATGGTGGTATAGCTCCTGAAACTGGAGATATATCAACATATGGTATGGAAACTTTTGACCATATTATTTTAGAGGATGCTACACAACAAAATGATAATTATACAGGTGATAAATTTGTACAAGAATCTGGAACAGGTAATAATGATATTACAGATGTAAGAATTATAAATGCAGGATTTGGTATGAGTACTCTACCTACAACTACAATTACAAGCACTAGTGGTAGTAGTGCGACATTACACCCTTATGGTTCAGAAATAGGAAGAGTATTAAAATTAAAAATAGTAGAATACGGAAAAGATTACGAAGATAGTCCTTCACCACCTACATTAACTTTGCCATCTCAATTAATTGTAACAGGTGCTTCAGGAAACTTTACAGTAGGTGAAACTGTTAGTGGTTTAGGAACTGATGGTTCTACAACTGTAACAGCAACTGTCAATGCATGGGATTCATCAAGAGGTCTCATGGAGATTTCAAGTCCAACAGGTGTCTTTGATACAAGAGTTACATTAACAGGCGGAACATCAACTGAAACAGGAACAATTAGAGTAAATGATTTAGCAACAGCTACAGCGACTATTGGTACTATCGTTGATACAGATGGTGTATATCTAAATGAAGATGGTCATATATCAGAATCAACTATGAAAGTACAAGATAGTTTATACTATCAAGATTTTTCTTATGTAATAAAAGTAGGTCGTGCAATTGTAGACTGGCGTAAATCATTTAAAGATACAATTCACCCAACAGGTTTCTATGTAACAGGTCAAGTAAATGTTGAAACATCACTAGACGCTTCAATGCAAACACCTGTTGAAGGTGTTGTATCAGGCGTATCACATGCTGGACTTGCATTGATTATCAATACTCTATTCTCTACAATACTTGGTCGTAGATTAGGTACAGTAGATGATGGCACAACACTAAGAAGTAATTCACATATCGGTGTTGGTGTTGATTTAGATGATAGTACAAGTGAACACTTTACAGCAAACACTAGAGATGTTACTTTAAAAAGACAACATACGATTAAGGCTCAAGTTAAAGATAGATATGACTTATCACATAGAAGTGCTACGAATCTAGTCAATGGTGCCGTTGTAGGTCATAGATTTAGAAATCTAAACAGACACGCCTTTATGTTTAGTGGTGGTTCGATACCACAGACAGGTGCTGTAGGTAATGATTCTACTGAAAGAAAATATATTCAAGAGATGACAATAGGAGAAATGAGTACCATGTTTACAACTATTGGTGTTCAAGGTACAAAAAATACAAGTATAGACGGAGAGGGTATAGTTTTTGGCGATATTGAAAATGATGAACTAAGAACTAATATTGCATTTCCTACAGAAATTAAGATAAACTATAATTAATCTTGTATAAATAATAGTAACATTTAGAGTTTGAGGATAAAAACATGCCGGCAATTATAACAAACAAATTTCGATTACACAATGCTAGTAATTTTGTGGAATCGTTTTCAGAATCAAGTCCGAATATTTACTATTTGGCAATAGGTCGTCCACAAGCCTTCGCAACATCAACAGGTGGCGACAGTAGAACACAATTTGAAGGCACAGACGCTTCACCATTAACACCAACAGATTCAGTATCAGATGAATTTTACTTTTTTGATGATGTGATAGCAGCTAAACGAATTACAACTTCAGATGTATCTAGAGTAATACCAAGAAGAAATTGGACTACAGGTACAACTTATGATATATACAGACACGATTATGGTCAATATGTCAAGGGGTCATCTTCAACTACTATATCGGCAAATAGTGGTGCGACTTCTCTTGCAGACGCTACATTTTATGTTTTATCTTCAGATAATAATGTATATAAATGTCTAGGCAACAATGGTAACTCTGCTTCAACAGTAGAACCTACAGGTACATCAACATCAATTTTAACAACTGGTGATTCTTATAAATGGAAATATATGTACACATTGACTGCTTCAGAACAAACAAACTTTTTATCAACAGACTTTATGCATGTATCAACAGATTCAACTGTGGCAGCTGCAGCTGTTGATGGTGCAATAGACACAATATTAATTAAAACTGCTGGTTCTGGTGGTTCAAACGGCACACATACAGGTGTTGCAATACGAGGAGATGGTTCTTCTGGTGTATGTTCAGTCACCGTAGCAGGTGGTGCTGTTACAGCAGTTACAGTTACAACTGCTGGTACTGGTTATACTTTTGCATATGTTAGAAATGCAGACATAGTGGCTGCTGGTGCAACAAGTTTATCAGGTGCAGAACTAGATGTAATTATTCCACCAAAAGGTGGTCATGGTAAAGACGCTGTAGAAGAATTAGGTGGTCATTATGTAATGATGAACACAGACTTTACAGGAGATGAATCTTCAAACTCTGGAGACTTTACTGTTGCAAACGATTTTAGAAGGGTCGGATTATTATTAGACCCTACAACAGGTGGTTCAGCTGCTAGTGCAACAACTTTAAGAGGCACTAAGGCAGTTAAACTATCAGGTACACCTGGTTCATTTCAAGTAGATGAAGAAATCAATCAGGCAAGTACAGGTGCTGTTGGTAAAGTAGTAGAGTATGATTCTACAAATAAAATACTTTACTATGTGCAAACTAGATTTAATGATGAAGGCGTAGATAGTAATGGTAATCTAACTGCTTTTAGTGGTGCAAATGCTATTACAGGTCAAACATCAAGTGCGGCTGGCACACCAGATACATCAACACAAACAGTAGATAATATCGCATTTTCTAGTGGATATAATTCTGGTGAAATTGACGCTGACACAGATGTTCTTTATCAAGAAAATAGGTCGCCAATAACAAGGGCGTCCGACCAGACTGAGAATATAAAATTAATTGTTGAATTTTAGAGAGAGATAATTTATGCCAAGTCCAACAGACTTTAATCTCTCGCCTTACTATGATGATTTTAGTAAATC